TTGGTATCAGTACTCTGCGGCTTGGGATACACTGAGCAATGCACTTGGTTACATGAATCAGGTCTTCCGTAGGTCTGCTTCTGATCCCTATGTGATGGCTCTTCGTGAAGATACTGGTGTAGCAGATCAGCAACAGATTGAACTTCTTAAGACCTTTGCTGACGCTAAGGCACAACAAGGTGAGTATGGTCCTCAAGTCATGATGTCTATTGTAGAGGCACAAAATGATTTGGCTAATCATCCTTGGTTGCGTTTTGGTCAACGTGGTATGCAAGCATTTGATGGCTTTACTCAGTCAGTTATTGCTAACTGGGAGGCACGTGGTAGAGCTTGGGATACAGTTACCAAAGGTGGTGTAATTGCTCTTGATAAGCAGGCATCAGATCAGCTGTCTAAAGAAGTCTACTCTGCAATGTTTGACGAAAACGATAACATTACAGACAATGCTGTACGTTATGCGTCTGGTGAGATCTCAATGGCTTTGGATAATCCAGCTAATGATGCTCTTTCTAGTCTCCTTCGTACTGCTCCTATCCTTAAGCCATTCCTTCTTTTTACTAAGACCCCACTGAATATGGCTCAGTACTTCGGTACCCATAATCCTGTCGGTGCTTTTATTGATAAAGTGAATGCCTTTGACCGTGAGTTCTATGAAATGAGTGGTCAAGAAGTAGAGCAACTTCTTTCTTCTCGTGGTATTGACTACTCTCTAGACAATATTGAAAGTGTCTACACTACTGTACGTGCTGAACTGAAGGGACGGAAAGCTATTGGTACTCTCTCCGTAATGGGAGCTGTAGGTCTCTTTATGAGTGACCGCATTACTGGTGATGGTCTTTACGATAAAGAGAAGCAACGCCTACGTCGTGATGCTAACTGGCAACCTCGTTCTATTCGTGTACCTGGTGGTAAATGGGTTAGCTATGATGGTATTCCTGGTGTAAGCGATTGGGTTGCCTTGACTGCTAACATCATGGATAACTTTGATTCTCTTAACTCTGCTGAGTTGGCTGAGAATCTTCGTGCTGCTGGTTTTGTCCTTAGTGCTACTATCACCGATAAGTCTATGTTGGCTGCCTTGGAGCCTCTTAATGATGTTATCCGTGGTGATGTTGGTGCTATTAACCGTTGGACTTCTTCTTTCGCTACCAGTGCTTCTATGCCTGGTTCTAGCTTGATGGCTGAGTTTGGTCGTCTTCTGACTCCTAACAAGAAAGAGCTTGAGAATAACTTCTTTGATCTTGTTGCTAACCGTAACCCGATCATGAAGCAAGCTTTGCCTGATGCACATGACTGGATTGATGGTGGTCTTGTTGGTGAACCTGCTAACTTCTTTGCAAGGGTATGGAATACCTATCTTCCTTGGAAAGTAAGTGGTGAAGTGTCTCCTGAAAAGCAGTTCCTCATGGACATTGAATACGATGCACGTCCTACACTTAAGACCAATGGTCGTGGTGTAGAGTACAGCAACGAAGAACGTTCTGAAGTGACTAGCATGATGGGTAAGCAACAGATCTTCAAACGTGAGATCCAACGTATCATGCAGACTGAAGAAGGTAAGATGTTCCGTAAGGAATTCAAGAAGGCACGAGATATGGGTCTTCAGCCTGAAGTAGAGAAGTTCAAGAACATCCATCTTTATCTAGATGCTGCTCTTCGTTCTTCTATGCGTTATGCAGAAGCACAAGTTTCTACACGTGATGGTATCCAACAAAAGGTGTACAAGAATCAAACAGTTGAAAACTTCCTGCAAGTTGGTGACCTTGATGGTGCCAAACGCTTCCTTGACAATATGAAACAAACAATGTCTTACTAAATGTAACCATGGCTTTAACTGAAATTACATACACAGGGACCGGCGGAGTTACATTTGGTCCGATTCCGTTTCCTTATCTGGAAGAAAGTGATGTATTGATTACTATCAATGGTGCAGCAACAAGTGCATTCACTATTGATAACTCAACTAAGATCATCACATTTAGCAGTGCTCCTGCTATTGGTAGTACCATTCGTGTTTATCGTAATACTGATAACGAGACACTTGCTGCTACTTTTGTCTCAGGTTCAGCTATCCGTGCTGTTGACCTAAACGATAACTTCACTCAAAACCTATACGTCATCCAAGAGATTGACAATAACGCTGTCCAAACAGATGGTTCCACCACAATGGTTGGTAACCTTGACATGGGTGGTTATAAGATTGTCAATCTTCAAAGTGGTCCTACTGCTGATACTGATGCAGCTAACAAGCATTATGTAGACAGTAAAGTTGGTGCATCTGGTCCTCCTGGATATACCAACTGGTCTTATACTGCTGTTGGTGGTGAAACTGTTGTAGGTACCTTTGGATCAGTGCTTGAGTACCAAGTTGGTAAAGAGCAAGTCTACATCAATGGTGCCTTGCAGAAGCGCAATACAGGGTCAACCATTACCCATGACTATGCAGCAAATGACGGTAAGACTATTACCTTTTATGTTCCGCTAATTGCTGGTGACATTGTAATGGTTCGGTGCGTCAACTACCTTGCTGCTGATCCTAATGCATCTTACGATTATAGCAGGTGGAGTAAGACCATTGGTGTTGGAGGTGCATCTTCTTTGGGAGGCACCCTTCCTGCTCAACTCGGTGATGGGTTCGCTGTTTTGTCTTATACACCTAGCCGTGAACAAGTGTTTGTTAATGGTGCAATGCTTCAACGTGGATTAGATTACACTGCTACAAACGGCACAACAATTAGTATCCTTGGTGGTGACTTGCTGCAAGGTGACATGGTTGAAGTCCACTCCAATAATTCTATCTAATTACTATGACTAAAACACGAGATTTAGCAAATTTAGCTAATGGAATAACATCAGCTAATATTGTAGATGGTGCTATTACAAATGCTGATGTCAATAATGCAGCTGGCATTGTTTCTTCGAAATTAAATTTTACACAAGCCGGTTCTGGTGCTGTGCAGCGCACCGTTGAATCAAAGCTGCAGGATGTGGTGAGTGTATTGGATTTTATTCCGCAGGCTGAGCACGCTGCTATTAAGGCTGGTACTAGTACATATGATGCTACTGCGGATATTCAGGCGGCTATTGACGCAGTAAACACTGGTACAGTCTTTTTCCCAAAAGGTACTTATAAGACTACTGCTAAACTAACAACTGCCTACGGTAAGAACATTAAACTGCAAGGCTCAATGGTTTATGGTGGAACAAGTATTATTGCTCACCATGCTGACCATGTATTTCAGTTTGGATTCACATGTTCCATTGATGGTATAGTTTTCAGTAGAGAGAGTTCTTATATTGCTGCAGCTAAAGCCGCACAGAAGAATGGGTTGCACTCCGATGATACTGGAGGAGCTATTGATGGTGCTGCGTATACATCAATTACAAACTGTGTTGCTAATGGCCACTATGCTGGTATTAGGATGCACGGCACGCATCAGTATGCTGTCAATAATACTTGCAATGATAACACCATTGGAATGCATCTGATTGGTAGTGTTCATACTATTGAGCATAATGCTACAGAAAACAACAGCCTAACTGGTTTGTTAATTGAAGGTAATGGACATCGAGTACTTACGCACTATGCTGATTTAAATTGCTCAGGTGCTAGTGGTCTGAACTACGGTGTTATTACATTAAATGGTGATATGAATAATATCGCCGGGGTACAATTTAACGATAACAACGGAGCACCACATTTCTTCCTTGACACTGCTCGTCATAACACTATTGGTAATTGCAATTTCTATACTACATCTCCTAGGGTTACTCTCTATAGTGCAGGTGGAGATAATACCTATAACAATAGGATTGAATGCAATCCATATGGCACGGTAACAGTTAACGGAAACGCTTACCACAACTTCTTTCCTGAGGGATGGTCCTTTACTGGAGGTATGCAAGGTACCTTTAACCCTACTGGTCAGGAATTGCAGCAGTTTGTTATTACTTCATCTTGGGGTAACGGTGAGATACCTGCTGGAGGGGCTGGATGGCTTGGAGGTACTTTAACTTCTAGTCATGATCAAATACGACATAAGTTGCATGTGCCTGGAAATCATAGTACAAACGTTAATTTAGAAATTATAGGCGGTTCATTCTATTTGTATGGTAATGGTGGTACAAGAACCGAGGATGTAAAATTACGGGTATACACTACAACTACTGGTATTGGGTTACAGTCCTGGGATATAGCAACATTTTCTGGTACTCAGGCTTATGGTGCTGAGGCTGAAAGCGCTTTTACGCAGTTCTCTCCACTTAAGCTACCAGCTGATCCTAGAAAATTTAGCTTTGCTTTGGTTAATAATGGAGCAAGCGCTCTTCTTGGTGCATCCGCTGTTGTGTACTATCGGTTCAAATCTGATCAATCTAACATCTAATCTCTAACCGTATTTATCATGGCTCTTACTAAAACAATTTCCGTTAAAGGGTGCCACCAATTTGCTTACCCTGAAGGTCTTGTAGTCACTGAATCTGATGCAACTTTTTCGATCAAAGATGCCTATATTGTCGTCTACACAGTAACAGGAAACAAGGAATCAGCAAAGATTACCGTTCACTGTCGTGGTAATGATATTGCTTTGACTCGTTTTTATGAATTCAAGCCGTCTGTTGAAGAAGGTTCAGATAACTTTATCAAACAAGCCTACGAGTACCTCAAAACTCTCCCTGAATATGCAAACGCTACCGACTGCTAATCATGATCACTATCCTAGGCATCAAAGTGTCCTATGAGGCACTTGCATTTTTCGCTCTTTTTATTGGCTCCGAAATTGTCGGTGCTTCCAAACTGAAAGAGAACAGCATCGTTCAAATTATCCTTCGTGGTATCGAGGCAATCAAACCTCACCGCACTGAGGATGACAAAATTCAACGTGTCAAAGATACGTTCAAGTAAACATCATGGTACTGCTAGACGTTAAGCAGTACTACCCACAAACAGATAGTGCAACAGGTCACGGAGATCGGATGTGCTTTAGCTCTACGTGTGCTATGGCAGTCAAATATCTCCGTCCTGATGCTCTGAAGGGTAGTAATGCAGATGATGATTACTTGAGAACAGTTCTTAAATACGGTGATACAACTGAATCCACCAGTCAAATCAAAGCCTGTCAGCAGTACGGTGTTTTCGCTTCCTTTTACCAGAAAGGGACAAGACAGACACTCCTCAACGAACTAAAAGCAGGGTATCCAGTAGCTGTTGGTATCCTCCACAAAGGTCACGTCTCCAATCCTGTTGGTGGTGGGCACTGGATGCTCCTTATTGGTGATGATGGAGAACACGGCATATTCCACGATCCATACGGTGAGATGGATAACGTCAACGGTGGCTACGTCACTGTTGGTCGTGGTGGTAAGGACGTTAAGTACTCCTGGCGTAACTGGTTAAAGCGTTGGGAAGTTGAAGGTCCAAGTACTGGTTGGTTCATGACTTTCCGTCCTGTGCAGCAAACACGACCTATTACTGCTGTGGAGAACACCTGGAAGGGAGTTAAAGCTGCCGCTCAGCTTGCTGGAGCTAAGTATCCAGAGGTTGTCGCTGCTCAATGGGCATTAGAGAGTGGATATGGTAAACACACCTCTGGTGAAAATAACTACTTTGGTCTTAAAGGTGAAGGCACTGAACGTGAAACCAAAGAGTTCATCAATGGTCAATGGATCACCATTCGTGCAGGGTTCATTGATTTCCCAGATCTTCAAACATGTGTCTCTTATCTTGTAGAACGCTGGTATCTAGACTACAAACAATACAAAGGCGTCAACCGAGCAGTATCTCGGGAAGACTGCGCACGTCTTCTTCAAAAAGAAGGTTATGCAACTGATCCATCCTACCCTGAGAAACTTATTCGATTGATGAACGAAAATGTCTAGTACCACTTACAACATTGTACCTGGTAGATATGAAAAGCAACTACCGGTAGCAACTAAGGTTCACTTTAAAAGCTCCACTGCTGGCACTAACGCAACACTGGTAAAAGCTGCTCCTGGTGCAATCTTTAATATGATTATTCACAACACTCACAGTGGTGGCGGTAGTGGATCTGCTATTGCAGTTAGATTGTACAACAGAACCACAGCACCTACCGTAGGTACAGATATACCAATGGTTATTATTGATGTACCGTCTAATTCATCCAAAGAGATTAATTTCACAAGTGGAATTACATTTACCGATGGTATTGCATATTCTATTACTGATGGTAGTTCTCTGCTTGATGCAACTGCGGTCTCTGCAGATGGAGTACAACTTTACATGGGGTACATGTAATGATTGAAGCAGCTGTTGCAGCAGGAGTAGCTTTACTTACTGCCATTGTATCAGTACACAACCGTCTTCACACCAAGATTAGCGAAGTCGATAGCCGTGTAGACAAAGTTGAGCTACGTGTAGCAGAACACTACGTTCAAAAACAAGAGCTATCTGCTGCTCTTCAAAAAATGGAAGATCACATGATCCGCATCGAAAACAAACTAGACCAAATCGTATTGAGAAATGGCCAATAGTAAAGCCACTGAGGACATGTTTAACGAGTTACATAACCTCGTTACTACTGAATTCCTCAAGCGAATCAAGAGTGGTGAAGCAACTGCTCAAGAACTAAAGGCGGCTTGTGATTGGTTGGCTAAAAATGACATCAGCGGGGTTGCTCATGATGGTAACCCTCTTGATAAATTAGCTAACGTTCTACCTAAAGTAGATCCTGAACTTGTACAGAAGAGGCTTTATGGCAAGTCGTACCTCTAAATACTACAAAGACAATCCAGAAGCACGAAAGAAGCGTCTTAAACAGCAAGCCGCTTACAATCGTCAATCACTTCAAATCAATAAACGTGTTGAACTTAATCGTGAAAACAGAAAACGTGGCACCTATGGTAATGGTGACGGTAAAGACGTATCACACAAGAAAGATGGTTCAACAGTACTTGAAAAAGCCTCAACAAATCGAGCTAGAAACCGATCTAGGAAATGACACCGCTACTTCCTACGCCTGATCACTATCTCCACAACCTAATAACGATGACAAGTCCCGAAGCAAAGCGTCTTTGGAGACGCGCCATTAAGGAACATTTTAATTGTCAATGTGTCTACTGTGGAAATCACTATGAATTACATGAACTTACACTGGATCACGTACGTCCTCGCTGCTTTGGTGGTGAAGACCTTACATCAAACCTTGTTCCCAGTTGCTGGAACTGTAATCAGGCTAAAGGAAGTCAGAATTGGCTATCATGGATGAGGCAAACCTTTGGGATTACTCCTAGAGAACGACTTATTTTACAACATATACAGTAATTATGCCTAAGTCTCTAGTACCTGATGACATCAGGCAAGCATATTTAGAAAATGTAACAACATTAAAAGCTGAAGGAAAGCCTGTTCCTGATCTTGTCTATGATGGTGTCTCTTATTTTGCTGATAATAAAGGTGCAAAATGGGGTGGCTGGAGACTAAGGAATAGAGCTAGTCACTCTGCTCAAGGCTCAAAACGTAGGGCACAGATGCGTGGAGCTGTAGCATCTGAAGATCTTTACATTGAAGCATTCGGTGAAAAGCTAGGTAAAGAACGCTACCTTGAAGATAAAGCTGAATTGAAGCGTATTTGGGGTACACGTGGTAAAGCTGGCTTTGATATTGACCATATCTATCCTCTTGCAGCAGGTGGTCAGGAAACACCACGTAACTTAATGCTTAGAGAGGCATCAGCTAACCGTGGTAAGGGTGCTAAGGCTCCTACACCTGAACAACTACAAGCTTTATTGCTATCTGAAGACCCATTAACACAAATTCAACTGCAAGGTCCACAACCTACACCACGTAAACGAGCTGAAATCCTTAATCTTGTCAATGAAGGTGGGTCAGTTAAGTTTAAACGTATGGCAGGTACTGCACTACCACTTGCTGGTTTAGCTGCTGGTGTACTTGGTGCGGGTGAAGCTTTTGCTGCTGGAGACCCTAGAGAAGGTGTTGCACGTCTACTTGAAGCAGGTGCTGGTGAAGTTCCTGTTGCAGGTGATGTTGTTCAACCTGAAGCTGTTGCTGGTGGTACTTTTGAAGACGTTCAACGTAGAACTGCTGAAGGAGTACGTGCTAAAGAACTTCAACAACGTGCTGCTATGGCTAGACAACGAGGCGGTAAAATGTCCTTTGGTTTAGGTGGCGTACGCTTTACTTTACCTGAACTTGGTCTATCAGAACTTATGGGAATTAACTAATCCCTCACCAGAGGCGTCTACAAGCTCCTACAAGGCGCCTCTTTACCCACTTAGGTATATTCTACCACATGAACGTTTTAGATGCCCTTAAAGGCGATTTTAAGATCTTTCTTCAAGCTCTATGGCAACAGCTAGATCTGCCATCTCCAACACGAGCACAATACGCTATTGCTGATTACCTCCAACATGGTCCTAAACGACTACAGATCCAAGCATTCCGAGGAGTCGGTAAAAGCTGGATTACTGGTGCCTTTGTGTTGTGGACACTATTCAATAACCCAGAAAAGAAGATCATGATCATCTCCGCTTCTAAAGAGCGTGCAGACAACATGTCTATCTTCCTACAGAAACTAATTATTGAGACACCGTGGCTATCACATTTGAGACCAAAGAGTGATGATGCCCGATGGTCTCGTATTAGCTTTGACGTTGCCTGTAGTCCTCACCAAGCACCTTCCGTTAAGTCAGTAGGCATCACAGGTCAGTTGACTGGTAGCCGTGCTGACCTGATGATTCTAGACGATATTGAGGTGCCTGGTAACTCCATGACTGAGATGATGAGAGAAAAACTCCTTCAACTCTGTACAGAAGCTGAGTCTATCCTTACACCAAAGAAAGACTCACGTATTATGTACCTGGGTACACCACAGACAACATTCACCATCTACCGTAAACTAGCTGAACGTAACTACAAACCATTTGTTTGGCCAGCTCGTTACCCTCGTAAGCTATCTAACTACGAAGGTCTCCTTGCTCCTCAAATTCAAGAAGACATTGAAGCTGGTGTTGAATCATGGGATGTAACTGACCCTGATCGCTTCTCTAACGATGACCTAGTAGAACGTGAAGCATCAATGGGTCGTAGCAACTTCATGCTACAGTTCATGCTAGACACCAGTCTTAGTGATGCTGAGAAGTTCCCACTTAAGATGGC